CGGGTGTCGAGCAGACGCTGTCGAACACGCTCTACACGCTGGACGACTACGGTCTCCAGTGCTGGGCGGTGCCGGCGGTCGATACCGAGTGGCCCGCGATCATGGAGGTAGCGAACGCGGTGAAGGTGCGCTATGTGGCTGGCGATCTGCCTGGCGCCGTGCGCTCGGCGATGCTGCTGTCGGTGGGCCACTGGTATGCGAACCGTGAGGCCACGGCCCCGACTGCGGTTCAGGAACTCCCGCTCGGCGTGAAGTCGCTCCTCGACACCGTGAAGGTCTGGGGCTTCTGATGCAGCCGGCCGGAAAGTTCCGCCACGTCGGCACTCTGCAGAGCAGGGTCGAGACGCAGAACCCATCGACCGGGGCCATCGTCGTGACCTGGTCGACCTTCGAGGCTGACGTCCGCGCGGACATCCGCTACCTGGGCGGCCTGGAGACGCTGAAGGCAGACGCGCCGACGGCGATCCAGAAGGCCAGCATCCGCATCCGATACCGGCCCGGCGTGGTCGCCACCATGCGCTTCGTCGAGACCGGCGGGGCCACCTTCGACATCAAGAGCATTTCGCCCGACGACACGGGCAAGCGCGAGATCGACCTGGTCTGCGAGACCGGAGCGAACAATGGCTGACACGCAAACCCTCAAGGGGCTGGACGACGTCCTCGCCAAGCTGCGCGCGCTCCCTCCGGAGATCGCCAGCAAGCGAGGGGGGCCGGTTGCCGCAGCGCTGCGCAAGGGCGGCAACGTCGTCCAGAAGGAAGCCAAGGCCAACATCCGCAAGGTGACGCAGAACACCGAGGAGGCCGGCTACGCCAGCACCGGCACGCTCGAGAAGGCGGTCGTCGTGCGGCGCGACCCGAACCCCAAGCGCAGCGGCGCGAACGAGCGCTATCGGGTGCTGATCAGCCGGAAGAAGTACGAAGGGCGCGACACCAAGGCGGTGGCGACCGGCCGCTACCTGGAGTTCGGCACCGAGCACCAGAAGGCCGAGCCCTGGATGACGCCGGCCTTCATGAGTTCCAAGGAGCGGGCGCTGACCACCATCGTCGACGAGCTCAACAAGGGCATCGACCGCGTCATCAAGAAAGTTTCGAAGGGTGCCCGCTGATGCTGCCTCTGGTCTTTCCTCTGCTGAGCGGCGTGGCTGCTGTGACGGCGTTGATCGGCACGTCGCCGGTGCGCGCGTACCGCCACGGCTCGGCGCCGCAGGACGTGGTCAAACCCTATGTGACGTGGAGCGTCCCGGGCGGCTTCGCGGAGAACACGCTGGAGCGCGCCGACGCGGACGTCATGCGCGTGCAAGTGGACTGCTGGTCCGATGACGACACACAGGTCGAGACGCTGGCCGCCGCGGTGCGCGCCGCGCTGGAGCCGGCCGCCAATCTGATCGCCTACGTGGCCGACGAGCGAGACCCTGTGACCCAGCGATTCCGCATCAGTTTCACCTTCGACTTCATCGTCATTCGCTGAGCCTTCCGCTTTCCCAACCAGCCGGCCGCCATTGAGCGGCCTTTTTCATTTTCTGAAAGGCAAATCATGGCAACCGCCGCACCGATCAAGAGCCAAAAAACCGAACTCTACTGGGCCTCCGCGCCTATCGCCGTCACGCGCGCTGTCGCCATGAAAAGCTTCAGCGGCCTGGGTGGCGCGAGAGACCAGATCGACACGAGCAACCTCGACAACGCCGAGGATCGCACTTTCGTCTCGGGCCTGGGCACACCGTCGCCCGTGACAGTCGCGTTCAATGTGCTGGCCGACGAGGCAACGCAGGCCGCATTGCTGGCGCTGAAGACCTCCGGCGCTGAAGTGTCGTGGGGCATCTACAGCTCTCACGCTGCCACGGCCCCGACTGCGGTTGCATCGGTCATGCAAACCGTGACCACCCGCGCATCTGCCATCTTCCTGGGCTACGTGTCGGACATCAATATCGACATCGCCGAGAACGACATCTGGAAGGGCACGATCACCATCCAGCGCACCGGCTCGGTGTCGTTCAAGCTGACCACGGTATGAGCAAGTACGCGGCCTTCTTTGTCTCGGAGCAGGTACACGAACGCAAGGTCACCCTTGCCGACGGCTCCGAGCACGTCGTGTTCTTCAAGGAAGTGCCGGCGACGGTCTACCGCAAGTTTCTGCTCGCCGAGCAATCGGAAGACGATGACGTCCGCGCGAGCAGCCTGGCGCAACTCATCGCGGCCAGCATGTGCGAGGCGGACGGCTCGCCGGCGATGACCTTCAAGCAGGCCAAGCAACTGAAGGCCGGCGTGTCCGGCTCTCTCGTCAATGCTGTCCTCGAGGTGAACGGGCAAAAACCGGGAAACGTCTTGCCGCCAGGGGAGAAGAGTGGTTTTGGCACGTCCTCGCCCTCGCCCTTGGCGGAAGAACAGTAGCTGAGTTGCAGGCCTGCATGACGCAGGCCGAGTTCATGCGTTGGTCGGAGTTCTACCGAAGCTACCCGTTCGATGACTTCCATCGTTTCCATCGACCTGCAGCGTTGATCGCGCGCAGTTTCAGCGGTGGCGAGATGAGGCCACTGCTTGAGTGGCTACAGCCTCGGGAAGAGGACGACAGCCTCACGGACGCCGATCGCGACCTGTTTAGAGCAGCAGGCGCTTTTTGACAAGGGCAAGAAAAAATGAGCATCGGCCGCATCACCGTCGACCTGCTGGCGAAAACCGGCAGCTTCGAGACGGATCTCGCGCGAGCTGCCAAGACGGCCGAGCGCCGGGCGAAGGAGATCGACGCCGCGGTCGCCAAAGCTGGCGTAGCCGTGGGCGCTTCACTCAGTGCTGCGGCCATTGCTGCCGTCGCCTTTGGCAAGTCGCTGATCAACGGTCTGGACGCGCTCAACGACGTCAAGGACGCCACCGGCGCGAGCATCGAGAACATCAGTGCGCTTGAGGATGTCGCGTTGCGGACAGGGACCAACCTTGACGCCGTTTCCGGGATCATGGTCAAGTTCAACAACGTCCTGAAGGAAGCGGACGGAAAGAACGCGGCCGGCCAGGCGCTCAAGGCTTTGGGTCTGAGCGCCGAGGAACTGAAGAAGATCGACCCTGCGGAGGCACTGCGCCAGACCGCGGTCGCGCTGACGAACTTCGCCGACGACGGCCAGAAGGCGCGCCTGGTGCAGGAACTCTTCGGCAAGTCGGTCAAGGAGGCCGCGCCGTTCCTCAAGGATCTGGCCGAGCAAACCGAGCTAGTCGGCAAGGTGACCAGCGAGCAGGCGCAGCACGCCGAGGACTTCAACAAGGCGCTTTTCAACCTCCAGAAGAACGCGACCGATGCGGGCCGCTCGCTGCTGCAGAACCTCCTGCCGGCGATGAACGAGATCCTCAAGGCGTTCAACTCGGGCGGCCTCCGCGGGGGCATCGACGCCTTCGGCAATCAACTCCTGGACTGGGAGGGCAACGCGGCCCGCAAGGGCATTGCCAACCTGAAGTCCGACCTCGCCGAGCTCCGGGATGCTTCGAACAACATCACCTTCGACATCTTCGGCCAGAAGGGCAAGATCCAGCAGGACATCGAGGCCAAGACCGCCGCGCTGAAGCAGGCCGAGGCGGCTTACTTCAAGCTGAACCCGGCCGCCGGCGCGGGGCGCGGCAGTGTCAATCCTGCCCTGGTGGACGTCCGACCCTCGCTGCCGACGGTCACATCTGTGACGGACCCGAAGAAGTCCGGCGCGCCGAAGGAGTCGGAGCTCCAGCGCTACATCGAGGCGCTCGAGAAGCAACTGCAGAAGGTCAGGGAACTGACGACGGCCGAGAAGCTGCTGGACGACCTCCGCACTGGCCACCTGAAGCTGCAGAAGGGAGAGACCGTCGACCGCGCGGTCGCGCTCGCCAAGCAAGTCGATTCCCTGAAGGCGATGACCGAGTACACGAAGCTCGCCCAGGAGGCGGAGAAGGAGCGCACCGAAGTGCTTCTCAAGGCCGCGCTCAGCCAAGAGGAACAGGTCAAGAGCCTCACCGAAGGCAACAAGGCACTGCGGGAAGAGACCGAGATGATCGGGAAGAACGTCGAGGCCCAGGCTGCTATCGAGGCGGCCCGCATCAGCAGCGCCATCGCGATCAAGGAGCAGGCGCTCGCCGAGGCCGAAAACACCGGAGCTCTTGCCCGAACGACCGACGCGATCCGCGAGCAGATCAAACTCCTGACCGAGCGCAAGGACCTGGTCGTGCAGAAGGGCGTGGCCGAGAAGGTCGCCGAGGACGCGAAGAAGGCCGAGGACTTCGCCAAGTCCGTGGGCGCCGCGTTCGAAAGCTCCTTCGAGAAGGCAATCCTCGAGGGTGGCAAGTTGAGCGACGTGCTCAAAGGCCTGGCCAAGGACATCCTTGGGCTCTACATCCGCAACTCCATCACCGGCCCGCTTGCGCAGTCGATCGGCGGGGCGGCCGGAGGCGGCGGAGGCTTCGACTTCGGGAAGTTGCTGTCGACCGCCGGCTCGTGGTTCGGCGGCTTCTTCGCCGACGGTGGTTCGCCTCCCATGGGCAAGGTGAGCGTCGTGGGCGAGAACGGCCCGGAACTCTTCGTGCCGAACACGGCCGGTAGCATCGTCCCGAACCATGCGCTTGGCGGTGGCCAGCGCGTGACGGTGGTCCAAAACTTCACCGTCGGCGACGTGGCCACGGTCAGCCAGGTCCGCGAGGCGGTCGCCGGTTCGGAGCGCCGCATCGCCGGCACCATCGGCCGCAGCCAGCGTTACGGCGGAGCGATGGCAGCATGACTATCGGACTTCCTACCGGGTTCGTCCCGGACACGTTTTCACTCCGGCTGCAGACGACTCAGCGGGTCAACAGTTCCCCGTTCGGCGGAAGCGAGCAAGTCGTCGATATGCTGAATGACCGCTGGGTGATTTCCCTTTCGCTGCCGAACAGGACACGGGATCAGGCCGCCGCGATCGAGGCATTCATCGCCGCGTTGCGCGGGATGACCGACACGGCGAACCTCTACCACTTCGGCCGGAAAGTCCCTCGCGGGACCATGCGAGGGACGCCGCAGAGCCAGGCAGCAGGCCAAGGGTCCGGGAGCTTGCTGATCAACAGCGTCGTCGGCGCCACGCTCTTGGCCGGGGACATGATCGGAGTCGAGGGGTTGCTGCTGCAGGTAGCATCGGATTGCACTGCCAACGGAAGCGGCATCATCACCGCGCCTCTCGTGAACAGGCTCAGGAAGGCGATCTCTGCGGGCTCTGCGGTGACGTGGGACAGGCCTACGGCGCCGTTTCGTCTGGCCACGGCATCCGGCGTCATGCACGTACCCGGCTACGCGCAGTCGATCTCTCTTGATTTCGTCGAGGCGATCGTATGAGGACGTTGTCGGCACCCATTGTTTCTGCATTGAACGCGCCGCTCGTTCGCCTTGTGCAACTCGTGATTCTGGGGTTCTCCCCGACGCCGATCGGGCTCAACTCTTCGAACTGGGACATCGACTATGGCGGTGTGACCTACAAGGGTGCCGCTGGGCTTGGCAGTGTGACGATGATCCAGGACTCGCCTGGAGAGATCCAAGGCCTGAGATTCAAGCTTGCCGGCATCGACTCGGCGTATATCGCCCTGGCGTTGGATGACGCGAATATTGTTCAGGGGACCGTTGTCGGCGTCCGCACGGCGATCCTGGACAGCAGCAACCAGATCATCGATGCGCCGCTCGAGTGGGTCGGTCGCCTTGACACGATGAGCATCGAAGAGGACGGCGAGACCTGCGCGATCACGGCGACCGCGGAGAGCTCGGCTGTGGACCTCCTGCGTGGCATCGCTCTCACATACAGCGACGCCGATCAGAAATCCATCTCTTCAACTGATCGCTCGTTCGAGTTCGTCCTTTCTCAGGCGAACACACCAATCGTATGGCCTTCAAAGCTCTGGTATCAGGCTGTGGGGCCGACTCGATGAGGCGCCAGGATTGGCAGCTTCGCCTGTCGGATTTTGCAAAAGAGCGCGCGTCCATGCCGTTCGAATGGGGCAAGAACGATTGCTGCCTTTTCGCGGCAGATGCGGTGCTGGCGATGACTGGCGCCGACCCTGCGGCTCCTCTGCGTGGTTACGCCAGCGCTCTTGCCGCTAGGCGCCTGGTCGATGAGGCCGGCGGGATGCAGGAATTCGTTAGCCAGTTCCTCGGCGATCCTGTGCCGCCTCTGATGGCCGCCGTCGGCGACGTGGTTCTCCTCACCAACGAGGGCCGCGAGTTGCTGGGTATCTGCAACGGCACGAATGCCATCGGCGCCGGAGAGCGCGGGATGGCGGTGCTTGGTATGGACTCGGCCCGAGCGGCGTGGAAGGTGTAGATGCCGCAGTTTCTCGTCCCTGTTATCTCGGCCATCGGTGCGGCGGTCGGCGGCGTCGTCGGAGCCGGCATGATCATGTACGCCGGCGTCATCGCCACCGGCGTGCTATTGGTGGGTACGCTCGCCCTGAGCCAGTATCAGAAGCGCAAGGCCGAGCGCGCCGCGCGCGCGCAGTTCGATGCAGCCCAAGTCGATCGCTTGGCAAATATGCCGCTGACGGTGGCCCCGCGCGAGCTCGTTCTAGGTCGTCTGCGCAAAGGAGGAACGCCGTTCTTCCGCTCGAGCGTGGGTCCGTTCAAGGACACCTTCGTCATGACCATCGCTCTTGCGGCGCATGAGATCGACGGCGTCGAGCAGATCTACTTCAATGACCAGCCGGTCGCTGTGGATGGGTCTGGAAACGTCACGACAGTCCCTTACGCTCGCCAGTTTCTGCGCCAGGCCAGCGAGAGCATGTTCGCGACATCATTGACCCTGCCGCACGTTCCTGTGGAGTCGTCGATCAGGGTCATCAGTTCGGCAGGTGTTGGCACAGACTCAAGAGTGGGCTCGGTGGAGTTCACACTCACAGGCAGCACGATCACAATTGCTTCCGTCGAGCCAGGCGAGAGCTACACGGTCAGCTATCAGTGGTACGAGACCCAGTACTACGCCCGCGTCTTCTGGCACCTTGGGGCGCCCGGGCAAGTTGCTGACTCTCGGCTGCAGGCGAACTTCCCTGGCGTATGGACCGCCGACCATCGAGCGGACGGGATCGCCTACCTGCTGTGCGAATTCGTCTACGACGAGACCGCGTTTCCGTCCGGGCTGCCGAATGTCTCGGCTCTGGTGCGTGGCGCCAAGGTCTACGATCCCCGCAATGGGCTGACGCAGTTCGTCGAGAACCCCGCGCTCATGATGCGGCATGTGCTGACGCATCCCCAGTTCGGCCGGAGGTCGTCGCTCACCGCAGCAGAGGACGCGCGCATCATCGCCGCTGCCAACGCATGCGATACGAGCTTCAGCTACACGGGTTCCGACTCCGTCCAGATGTTCCGCGCCGCGACGGTGTTCCCCTACGGAGCCCCTGCTCGCGATGCCCTTGACGACCTCGCCCAGGCGATGGGGGGGGAGTGGGCCTATGCATCAGGTGAATTCTTCGTCAGAGCCGGGGTCTATCAGGCGCCGGTCATGAGCCTGACGGATGCCGATCTGGCGGTGGTTCACCGACTGAATGATGGCTCGACGTCGCAGAGCCCTATTTCGATCAGCACCCATCGGCCGCGGAACGAGAAGATCAACACGGTCGTGCCCCGGATTTGGGATCAGGCGGCCGGCTATGTGCAGACGCCGATCATGCCGATGAAGATCAGCGCCTACATCACAGCAGACGGGGCGGAACTGTCGCAGGAAGTCACGATGACTTGCGTGTTCTACGCCTACCAAGCTTTCCACATCGCCGGGATCATGCTGCGCGACAGCCGCGACCCGCTCATGGTCACGCTGCCTTTCAAACTGACTGCATACCCGATCGAGATGTTCGACTCGGTGACCTTGACGCTGTCGAGATATGGCTGGTCGTCGAAGGAGTTCCGAGTCCTCGGCCGGACCTTCCTGCCCGATGGGGTGGTGCAGCTGACGCTTAAGGAAACCGCTGCTGCGATTTTTCAATGGGGCGCCGGCTTCATCCCGGGCGGGTATGCGGACAACAGCGGTCTACCTCGTCCGTGGGAGATCTACCCGCCGACAATCACCTCAATCACCAGTGGCGAGAGCGACCTGATCGTCCAGTCCGACGGCACCGTTGTCAATGGAGTTCGGGTGTCTTGGGCGCCGATCTCGGATGCCTCCGTTTCGTCAGGCGGGACGGTAGAGGTGCAGTACTACGTCATGCCGAATGGGCCTTGGCGGAGCGTGTCGGTGCCCGGTGGAGATTCACAGGCGATCATTGTCGGAATTCCAGACTCCGCGATCATCGCCGTGGTGGCGCGCACGCGGAACACGCTGGCGACCAGCGGCTGGGGCGTGCAGCAGTGGCACACGGTCATTGGCAAGACTGAGCTGCCGCCGAACATCGAAAACCTGTCGATCGCTGGCAGCGTGCTTTCTTGGAGCATGCCGCGGCGGGTGCCTGACCTGGCTGGTTTCGTCTTCCGGTTCCACTACGGCAACAACCTCGATTGGGGGTCGGCGGCTCCGCTGCACGACGGCATCATCACCGAGAACCCATGGGAGCCGAAGACTAGGCCCGGCGGTGTTGTGACGATCATGGGAAAGGCGATCGATACCACCGGCAACGTTTCGCCGGCGACCGCCAATATTGTCATGAACCTCGGCGATCCGGCCATCGCCAACATCGTCGAGCAGTGGGATTTCGACGCGCTGGGCTGGCCGTTCGCCGCTGGCGATCAGAGCGGATGGACTCTTGTGTCGGGGAAGCCTTCCGCCGATGCGCTGGACTCGTTCTATGGCACCGATGACCAATCCTTCTATGGCGACGACACCGATCCTCTTTACGACGCGGGCGCCTATTCGGAGATGGTGTATGTGACGCAGGAGATCAGCATCGGTTCAGCTCTGGCTGGGTCGGTGATGACGCTCGAGACCCAAGCCGATGGGGTCGATCTGCGTATCGAGTACAGGCTTTCAGGCCCATCTCCTTTCTATGGCCCCGATGCTGCCTCGTTCTACGAGGACGACGCCGACCCTGTCTATGGCGCTCCCGGCGGCTGGCTGCCGTGGCCGGGCCAGATCATCGCGGCGAACGACGTCTATCAGTTCAGGGTGACGATCGGAGCGGGCGTCATCAGGGGCGTCATTCAGGAGATGCTGCTGACCATCGACGCGCCGGACCTTGAGGAATCGCTTGCTGACGTGGTTGTGTCCTCCAGCGGGACGACGATCCCATACACAAGGCCTTTCACGTCCATCAAGACGGTTCAGGCGACCCTACAGGCGAACGGCAGCGGCGCAGAGACGGTCGAGATCAGCAAGGCAACCCCCCTGGCTCCGGTGATCCGCGCCTACAACAGTTCGCACGTCGCAGTCTCCGGCGCTACCGCCGACATCGTCCTCCGCGGCTACTGAGCCATCTCTTCGTTTCCCAACAGGCCCGCCATTGAGCAGGCTTTTCGCATTTCTGAAGGACCACTATGGCTACGCCTCCCCTAAGAACCGGACTTGCCGATACCTACCCGAACCCGTCGAATGCGACATTCCGCACGGCCATCGGCGCCTTTTACGACTACGCTAAGGGTCTTCTAGGCTCGACTGGGAATGCGCCGGAAGCGCTGGACGCCCTCAGTCTCGGGCCTGTCCAAAACTCCGACCTCTGGATCAACAGCGACTTCGGCATCAACCAGCGAGCCGCCGCTTCAACCGCGGACGGGAACTATGGGTTCGACCGCACGGTGAACCTCTGCGATGGCGGCTCTGCCACCCTCTCGCAACTTGCACAACCGACCGACGGCATCCCATACGCCCTGCGGCAACTGCAGCCCGACGCCAGCCCCAAGCGCATGGGGTCGCTCCAGATTGTCGAAGCCAGGAACTGCCTCGCATATCGCGGCAAGAATCTCGTCTTCGCTCCGAAGTTCCGCTGCTCTGCCGCGGTAACCATCCGGGTCGCGTTGGTGGCATGGACAAGCACGGCAGACTCGCCGACGCGCGATGTGGTCAACAGTTGGTCCAGCACGACCTACACGGCCGGTAACTTCTTCGTTGCCAACACCACGCCCATCGCTGTGGGGTCCGCTGCGTTAACGGCGGCGACGTGGGCCGATGTCGCGGTGTCCAGTGCCAGCGCTGGCGGAATCGCCGCTCCGGCGGCCATGAACAACCTGTATCTTGTCTGGTGGACGGATACGGCAGTCGCTCAGAACGTGACCCTTGATGCCTCGGTGATCCGGGCAGGGCAAGGCACGGTGCTGCCGATCTGGACGCCGCCCGACGCGCAGACGGAAATCTCCAGGTGCAAAAGGTACTACGAGACTTCTTACTCGTTCGGGGTCGCTGTCGGCACTTCGTCCCTTGGTGGCGTCGGTATTGGAACGGCCCTGGATACGAGCACGCTGGTTGGCACCACGAAGTTCTCGGTCGAGAAGAGGGTGGCGCCGAGCGTTTCGACCTACCACTCTACCGTCGGAACCGCTGCTGCCGTGCGCAAGATTTCGGACGGGTCTTCGGTGTCGATCTCCGGTCCATCGCAAGTCACAACGACCGGTTTTAACGTCTACGCGAGCGCAGGTGCCTTCACGACCGGCGCTCAGTACGACTTCAACTGGGCTGCTGCAGCGGAGCTGGGCGTCTAAGCCATGGAGTACGTCAAGTACCCGACGCACGTCCAGAGAGGTGACGGCTTGGCAATCCCTCTTCATATGGACAACAGAGACTACGTCGCCTTCCTGGCCTGGGAAGAGGCAGGGAACACCGCAGCAGAGCCACCAGAGCCAACGCACGCCCAGTTGTGGGAACGCGCCATCGCTGAGATGCGGAGTCTTCGCCAGCCGATCCTGGAGGTGCTGGACGGCCTGCAGTCCTCGGCGCTGACGCTTGTCGATGTCGAGCGCGCTCAAGTCATCGAGACCGCGAAGCAGGGGCTGCGCGACATCACTAAGTTGGACCTGTCCGACTGCACCACCTACGAGGAGATGCGTGCCGCAGTCGGTTCGGCCTATTACGCGCTCGTCGCGACCCTTCCCGCCGACATCAAAGCGGCATTCAAAGAGGCCACGCAATGACAACCTTCTTCATCATCCTGGGCGTCTTCTTCGCCTGTAAGCAGCTCTTCCTGTACTTCGTGGCGGCCATGCGGCTGCAAGAGGTCCGCGACGCACAGGCGCTCACAAAAGCCCAGCGCATCGTCGGCTCGGTCCTGGTCTGCGAGGGCTTGCTGCTCGACCTCCTGGTTCACTACACCATCGGGACCATCGTCTTCCTCGAGCTTCCTGCCCGCAAGGAATACACGCTGTCGCGCCGGCTCTGGCGTCTGAGCAACGGCGCTGAGGGCTGGCGCAAGCGGCTTGCCTTGCGCATCAGGACTCAGCTTCTGGATTCGATCGATCCACGAGGAGTGCATTCGGCATGAAGCAGGAGATGAAAGACATCGCGGTCGAGTTGGCCGTGAGGACCGCGCCTGCCGGTGGGGTTGCGTGGTACTCGCAGATCAGTTGGACCGCGTTCCTGACCGGCGTCCTCGTGTGCCTGCAGATTTGCTACTTGCTCCGCAAGTGGTGGCGCGAGGAAACCGAATGGGGCCTGAGGCTCAAGAGATGGGCCAGGGGCCAGTTCACCAAACCGGCAGATTTGTAGCGTCCCAACCAACCCCCGCTTCGGCGGGTTTTTCTTTTGCCCGAAGGAGGGCCACATGAACGCGATCAGCAACTGGTTCGATACGAAGTTCGTTCCCGAGTGGCGCAGCTTCTGGAAGATGCTCTCGGTGCAATGGAACGTGATTTGCGCGGCCGCGGTGCCGGCGTGGCTCGCCCTTCCTGACGCCCAACAGGCGGCGATCCTAGGCGCCATTGGCATCAACCCCGGCTGGATCATCGGCGCCGCCTTCGTTGTGGGCATCCTGGCCCGCCTGAAGGCTCAGGGCCTCAA